AGGTCACGGTAGGTCATCTTCATCTCCATCTGGTTGGTAGGGCGATTAAACCCTGTCCTGTCAGAAAAGAAAACATTTATTTTGATCACCTCACCATGAAAATTTGCGGTGGCGCGTCATGTAGGGCGAGCACAGGATCTCATCGTTCTCCCAGTCAACAGAATCGCTTTGCCAGCCCACAGGGAGGCCCAAACGATTGAGCTCCTCGGTTACGTACACATTCGCCTTGTACCCGGCATGCTCGATCAACGCTGCCTTGGAGTTGGCCTCTTCGCGAGTGGCGAAGGGAACCAAGATCTTGTTCCAGGTGCAGTCAGCGTGACCGCCAGTGCGATAGCAGACCGTGAAGGTTTCAACAGACATCTTCATCTCCATCAGTTGGGCCGCAGCCCGTTGGGGAGGGGAGGGTTGCCCCTCCCCGGTGAGCCTCAGGCAGAGGCGCGACGCCGGATTTCGTCGCGGGTTTCCTTCCATGCTCCGCGCTGCCAGTTCAGGGCAGAGATGAGGCTGTAGGAAACACGCTGCACGCCGCGATCCATGTAGTAGCCGTCAGGCCTTCCGCGCTCGCCCTTCGCGACGCGAGCGGCAGTTTCCTTGCCGATCACTTCCAGCTTCGCGAGGCGCTCGGCGAGCTGTTCGTCGGTGAGGTCAATGAGGTAATTTTGCATCTTCATCTCCATCTGTGAAGGGTTGGAGGGGAGGGTTGCCCCTCCCCGGTGAGCCTCAGTAGGTGAACACACCCTTGATCACGCCGAGGTAGCCGCCCATGGCAGTCCGGCGACGGAGCAGCTCGGTGTAGTCGAGAGCGCCGACCCAGCGACCCCAAGCCTCGTTGAAGAACACGATGTAGCGAGCGGGATTGCCTTCCATGTCGAAGTGGAGGCCAGCCTGAGCCGCGTAGCCAGCGATGGCCTTCTCAGCCGCCTCGCGAGTGGCGTAGCTCTTGCAGGGGTTCTTGTTGGTCGCGCGGTAGTCTTCGATGCGGGCGATCAGGTGATCGACGATGTTCATCTTCATCTCCATCTTCATCTAAGTGATCAACTGATCACAAGAGGATTAAACGCCAGTTCGTCGAGAAAGAAAACATTTATTTTGATCATCGACAAAAATATTTTTAGGGGTTGTGGAGGGGAGTGATCCCCTCCCCTCAGAACATGTACTGATCAGGCTTCACAAGCTTGAGCCCCATCTCGATCAGGTCAGCCTCGGTGTAGTCAGTGTCTTCGTCGTAGCTGTGGTCAGCGCGGAAGTAGCCGTCGAAATCGACCGCATTGCCCATGTTGGTGACGCTACCGTCCGCCTCGACGCGATAAAAGACGAACTGCTCTTCGGTGTCATCGACGTAGTACATTTTCATCTCCCTCAAAGAACGTTGTCGCGGAACGCTTTGGCCTGTTCCACCCATTCATGGACAGGCATGTCGTTCAGGCGCATCGTGTACACGCTCGTCTGTTTCCACATTTCGGTGCCTTCACCGGAGAAGTACCAGTAGCTGTCGCCGCGAACGATCTCGGCGTCGATGCCACTCTCAGCGAGAGCCTTGTTGACTGCCTTGGTGGTGACCTTTTTCATTTTCATCTCCATCTGTGAAGGGTAGGGTGGAAGAGGGACCGAAGTCCCTCTCCATCAATCGATCACGCTGGCGATCTTCGGGATCGCTTTATCGGAATAGTAGTCGTTGAGCATGACAGCGTAGGCATCTGCCTCGCCAAGGTTCGCGAAGCAGCCATGCGCGATCTTGTAGGTCGTGCCAGTGTGGAGGTCTTCGATCAGGATTGCTATGGTGTTCTTGAACATCTCTCATCTCCATCTAAGTGACCAAATCGGCCATGAACGAATCTAACGCCATCCCTGCAGAAAAGAAAACATTTATTTTGATCATCGACGAAAAAAGTTTGAGGGAGGGGTTCACCCTCCCTCGCCTCACATCGCCGGAGCGAAGATATCATTGGGCTTTTTCAGCATCGAACGCATCTCCGAATAGAACTCGGTTTTACGCTTCGAAACCTCTTCAGCCTCCTCGCTAGACTTGACAAAACTTGCATTGTTCTTCACAGCCTTCAATCCATACTTCGACTTCATTTTGTCATAGGCTATGCGGTTCATGGTCGCCAGCTGCAATCGCCCACCGATCAGGAACCGTTCCTCGTACCATATCGAGCCACTTTCCTTCATCGCCTTGCGCAGCTCGAGGTCGGAGTCATAGACCTTGCCCTGCACCGACGAGCGAACCCACGCAACAATGTCCTTCATCGCGAACACGAGCGGTTGGTCGTGGCGGTTCATGCTCTCGGCGAGCTCTGCAGCTTCTTGCTGGCCGTCGGTGCGGGAGGCGACGATGAGCTCCTTCTTGCGCTCAGTCATCGGGGCAGCTTGACCCTTCTGAACATAGTCGCCGAAGTTCTCAGCCCAGTGGCGGATGATGCTCAGGCCACCGCTCTTCAGCCAGTTGTGGAAGCTTTCGAACTTGTTCCTCGGCCACTTCTCTTCCGTCACCTCGGGATAGAACCAGCGACGATCGTCCTCTTCCATCCGCAGAGCCTTCATCGAGTTGGAGCATGCGAACACATGGCACCAGTTCTCGATTGTGTAGGCGCGTTGGTATTTCTCGTTCACCTCGATCTCACGATCGGTGATGGCAGACTTCAGCTTGTTGTAGGCTTTCCAGCTGTGGCCGGAATAGATCTCGTTCACGACGCAGAGCCGCTTGTTGGCGAGCCAGCCATTGAACTCCGACTGGACGATCTGCGCCTCGGTCGGGTAGCCCACGTTCTGAGGCCCAACGAGCGGCGCAAGAATCGAGCTGCCGAGGGTTGTCTTGCCGACGCCTTGGCGCTCACTCACCAACAGCAGCCCATACTCCATGCGCGTCTCGAGCCGCGCGATGAGCGTCGCTGTCCAGCGGAGCACCTCTTGGCGCTCGTCGGCGTTAGGGAACATGTATTCCATATATTCGAGGAACGGTTCCGGGTTGCCGGGGACAGACTTGATGTGCGTCGGGGTGTGAAGGTTGATGGCCGATGTTGTGTTGTCGGTCACGATCTTGCCCTTGATGTCAGGGCGATAGCAGAGCTTTGCGCTGCGGCCAGTGTAGGCTTTGACGATCAGCTGCGAGGTCTGGTTGGTGTGGCTGAATGCCGCGAGCATCTTGTTCATGACCTGCTCTGTGCGGATAATCTCCGGCATGTCGATGCAGACGAACAGGTCGGCCTCTTCAACGTAGCTCCACATCTCCTTGAAGTTCTTGCGCAGCACCACCGAAGGCTTGCCCTTGGGGTTGGGGATTTGGTCTGTGGCCCATGTGGCGGGATGCAGGCAGGAGCGGAAGCTCGGTCCGACGTAATACTTCCGTCCCTCGACAGTCTTGAACATGTGCCGGGGAAAATCGTCCCCGAGGTCAAAGCTCGTCGGCCACTCATTCGTGAACTGAATGTGAAAGGTCGGGATGCGCAACTGATAGGCAATCGCCGGGACAGCCGCCACACCTGGTGCGTCATTGTCGGAGACGATGTATGCGCGTTTGACGCCGACCTTTTGCAAGATCGACCAATCAGTGCGGTAAGGCGACAATGCCCCGCCGATCCAACCGACATGGGCCGCGTGCTGCAGCTCATCGCCCCAAGGATGATTGGCGAGTTTGTCGCGCATCTCCGGCGTCTGGTTGACGACCATGTCGCGCATGGCACGGGCAGCTTTCGCGCCCTCGTGGATGAAAACGATGTTATTTTCCTTCAGCTGCTCTGCGCCCCATAGCGGGAGCTGACCTTCAGGCTCCATGGTGCGCCACATGCCGTCATCCCAGAATGTGTATGGGATGTAGCTCTTTTCGCCCTTGCGCTCCTTGCGGAGCTGGATCATCACGATCTCGCCATTCAGGTTCCGGAACTCGAAGATGTTCTCGGGCGATGCCTCTGCCAGTGCCTCGGGCAGGTCGGCGCCCAGTCGTGCGAGGGTGCGGATCTGCGGCCACTGAACGGATTGGCACTCGACCTCGATGGCGAGCTGTTCCTTTTCAGTCGGCATGTAGAGGTCGGGAGCCTTGACCTTGCCGTCATTGTTGAGGGTGATCAGGGCGATGTCCTGCCAGTACTCGCCGTGCTTCTCCTCGACCACGGCAGAGCGCAGCGAACGCGGACGTGCGCCAATGCGCTTCAAGTATGATGCGACGGCAGAGATGTCTGCCAGAGATTTGACTTTCATAGTTGTCACCACTTACGGCGCAGGGCGAGCGTCGCTATGCGCTGGATCCGTTCCAAGAGCTCTTCTTTGCTATATTGTCTCAAGAACGGATTGACCGGGACATCTTGGATCTCGGAGAGGATCTGCTCGAGATATTCGATGTCCTTCAACAGCTCATTGATCCTCTCTTCGTTCCTGTTGATCTCTTCATACAGATAGCATTCATCGCACACGGACATTTCAATCTCCCGGTCAGTTGGACTGTTTTGCTATGCGCTGCGCTCTGGCAACGCACTCTACGACGAGCGAGCTGAAGAACTCGGCAACTTCGATGTGGTGCCGGTATTCATAGTTCTCGTGGATCACCTTGATTGCGTAAAAGGCAATCCCTGCGAGAACGACCTCGGGATCCTTGTCTTCAAGGTTCTCGTGGATCAGCTCGCCGATCTCTTGGATGAACTGTTCATCTATGTCGACAAACATCAGCATCACTCATCTGTGAATCCGATGAACCGAGCCTGTTCGACTCTGATCATTCGGAAGTTGGCGGGCACTCTGCCCTTGAACGCATAGATCGCCTTGCCCGGTCGGCCACGCTCCACGATGTCCCGGCCGATCTTCTCAAAGTTGAACCTGTCAATCTTTCCGAAGATGCGGTCAGTGTCGTCAGCGATCGTCAGGTTCAGCGATTGTGTCGGCCCTGACAGAACCTTGCCGCCACGCTTGGCGACGTTCACTGCTTCGTTCTCGTCGCGAGGCTTGATCTGCTGCACGACAGCGAAAACCATCGCCGTGTATTCGGCACCGTTGGTCTGCACATCGACCACGGACGTCGGCGGAGTGAAGATGTTGCGCGTGGAAGGGTCAGGCATTATCCGCTGAACGGCATTCCTGATCGGCCACAAGCTGTCGATCTCGGTCTTGGCATTCCGCAGCAGCTTTTCAGCCTTCGCCGGGAGAGGCTCATTCCTCGCCCTCGAGCCGAGAATCTGCTGGACGAGCTTGGGACCGATGCCCTTCACGTTCTGCAGCGGACCGACCAGAACCTTCTCGCCGTCCTTGTATCCGGCTGTCCACTTGTCGGTCGAAAGATCGGCATCGACCGAAACATAATGAATGCCTTCCGCGTTCATCTCGCGCAGGATCATGATCTGCCGCTCGGGGTCCGGCTCATGCGACAATGTCGCCGCAGCGAACTCGAACGGGAAATGAGCCTTCATATAACAGCACCAGTAGCTGACGATGCCATAGGCCACCGAGTGAGACTTGTTGAACGCCCACGCGCCATAGGCGCAGAGGTCGTCCCACAGTTTCTCCAAGACGTCTTTGGGGATGCCCTTCTTGATCGCGCCAGCTTTAAATCTGTCGCCGAACTGGTCGAAGTATTCTTTGCCCAAGCTCTTGGACATTGCCTTGCGGAGAGCTGTGACGTCGTCCCAGCTCAGGTCGCCGATCTCACGGCAGATCTGCATGACCTGCTCCTGATAGGCCACGACGCCCAGCGTTTCCTTCAAATAAGGCTCGAACAGCGGATGCGGATAAGCCACAGGCGCATAGCCGTTCTTGCGTTTCACCCACTCATTGGTTCCGCCGGATGCCATCGGACCCGGACGAGCGAGAGCTGTAACCGACACAATATCTGCGAGGGTTTCGGTCTTCACCTGATTGCAGATGGACTGCAGCGCCGGACCATTGAACTGAAAGATGCCGGAGAACTGACCCTTGTTCAAAACGTCGAATGCCTTTTCATCATTGAGCGGGACACGCTCGAGATAATGAATGTCCTTGCCCGCCATCACCAACGCATCCTCAAACACCGAAAGCTGCGTCAGGCCCAGCGCATCGATCTTCAGCAGGTTCAGGTCTTCGGCGTCCTTTTTGTCGCAATGCGTGGCACCTGTCCGCGCATCCACCGCAACATAGTCGGTGACAGGGGTCTCTGTCACCACGATCCCGGCAGCGTGCTGCGAATAATGCCGGGGATGTCCTTCCATCTGCCCGGCGATCAGGATCTCGGGATATTTGGCGATCAGCTCCCTGCCCGCCGGAGTTTCATTGAACGTGTCCTGCAACGTTTGCAGCGCACGCGAGTCGCCGGAGCTGCGCACGATGAGCGAGTCAAGAACCTTTGTGCAGAGCCACTTGGGCACTGACAGGGCAGCACCCGCCTCGTCGACGGCGGAGCGCGGGCGGAACAGCGCAACGGTGCCGAGACGTGCGACGTGATCGCGACCGTACTTGTTCTCCATATATTCGAACACCAGATGGCGCTTCTGGTCAGAGAAGTCGATGTCGATGTCGGGCAGGTCGTTGCGGGTGATGTCGATGAAACGCTCGAACAGCAGATCGAATTTGATCGGGTCGACGGTCGTGATCTCGAGCAAATAGCAAACCAAGCTGCCGCAAGAGCTGCCGCGTGCAGGTCCGCAGATCATCTTCGAACGCGCAAACTGCATCAGGTCCGAGATGATGTAGAAATAGTCCTCGAAGTTCTTGTCGGCGATCAGCTTCAGCTCTCGCATCAGCCTCGCCTCATAAACTGGATCGCTGAGATCCAGCTTCAGCTTCACAGCTCCTTCACGGCACATCTGCTCCAGCGTCTTGGTCTTCGGCGGGGAGAGCAGCGTGGCCTGTTTCAGCTTCGCGCTGCAACGCTCCGCGAGAGCCTCAGCCGTGGTCCAGGATCGATCGGCCACGTCCTGCGGTACAACCCTAGCTACAGCCTTCTTCCATTCCGCCTCGGACAAGATATATTGGGCGTATGTCTGGGTGGAGGCTCCTCGCCCGCACAGCACCTCATAGAACCCTTCATCCTGCGGTCGGATGTATTTGTTGTCGCTGCTCGCGACCATCTCGAACCCACGCTTCAACACCTCAGTGGCATAGCCACGACTGGTGCTCGGGCTGAGGGAGACGAACATGTCATCCGCCGGGGACATGAGCTCGAGTTGCGAGCGCGATCCGGCGATCTTGATGACACCTTCCCAGCTCTGAGCCTGATCATAGGTCAGCAGCGGCTCATACCGAAACTGGTTCGTCGCGAGATAGAGCAGCTCATTGATGTATTTGATGTCATCGACGGCAAAGAACGACCAATAGTCGACGGTCGGCTTCTTGGCATTGATGGAGGGAGTCACTGCGAGCTCGAGACCGAACAGAGGCTTCAGGCCAGCCTTCTTGGCCAGCTTGTTCCACCGGACATAACCGAATGTCGATCCCCGGTCAGAGATCGGCGCATACTTGGCACCGACCTCTTGAAGGCGACCCATCACATCGTCGATCATCCCGGCAGCAGTGCGGAATGAATATCCGGTCCGAATTCTCACAGTGACTCCCCATCATTTGGTGCTGGTGGCAGGATTCGAACCCGCGACCTACCGCTTACAAGGCGGTTGCACTACCCCTGTGCTACACCAGCTTAGATCATCCCAGAATAGCGCAGCTCTCGAAAACAATCAGCCAGTGCCCTGACGTCTGTCTCAGCACGGTGCGCGTTCTCGAAACCTTCACCAAACAGGTGTTCATGAAGAGCATTCAAGTTCAACCGGAACCCTTTCAGGTGCTCGGTCGCCTCGACAGTGCAAGTGAGGATCGGCCATTCGACCTCCAATCCGCACCGCCTCATCTCAAAGTCGATAACAGTCTTGTCATAGCTCAGGTTGTGCGCCACGACCTCATCGTGCTTTTCGATGATCTTCTTGATCTCCTCTGCAGCGGATGCAAACCGAGGCTTGCCCTTCACATCTTCGCTCTTGATGCCTGTGATGCGGGTCACCTCTTCGCTGATCGGGATGCCCGGATCAAACAAGAAGTGATGGCTCGCCAGCTCATTGCCCTCGATGTCCAGCGCGACAGCGAAGAACTCGATGACATAGGGCTGACGGTCGAGCGGAGCGAGCTTGTTCTTGATCAGGTCGGTTGTTTCGGTGTCGAAGACAAGAGAGATCATTTGCCGCGTTCCTTGTTCACACCTTTGACGGCGATTTCAACGTCGAGCTCGCGCAGCATCATTGCGTACACGCTCGTGTCGTCGAGGCTGTCGGGGTGACCGCCACGCGAGAACATTTCGGCGTAGCGGGTCTGTTTGCTCACAATCTGAACGAAGACGCCGAACCGATTGAAATCGTCCGTGGTCTTCAGCGTCAAGCCATTCGGGAAAAGGACTTCCATGACCTTGCCGAACCGCTTGTAGTTGTCGCCGTAGAGCTTGTTGCGCTCTTCGTAGATTTCTGCCGCAGCGCGCAGCAGCTCTGGTACCGTTCTCATCAGTAGCCTCCGGGTGCAGGCTGCAAGACGGTCAAGCCATAGTTCCTCAACCCTTCGACGACGCTTTCGCGATCATCAAAAACGGCGAGCACATTGCTCAACACGTCTTGCTTCTTGCCGAACTTGCTTTCGAGTGCGCTGATCTTCATCTGCGCGTCGGGTTCATAGTTGTCGTCGGGACGCATGATGAGGTCGTCGCAGAAGCTGTCGATCTTTGCCAGCCTCAGCCATTGCTCCGTCACACCACGGTATTTTTCAGGGCGTCCGGTGAGCAACACAATCTCAAAGTTCATCCACAGCGACAGCATGAGGTCTGCCACATTCTGAAAAACGAGATCATCGAGGCATCGGGAGTGGAACTCGTCCCACTCCTTCGCCTGAGCGAACTGGATGCGGTGGCTGATGTCAGCCAGCGTTCCATCGATGTCGAAGACAATCGTTTTCATGTCACTTCTTCAGCAGGTCTGCAGCCTTGGCGAGCTGCATCCGCAACTCTTTGTTGTCGAGGTGCCCGGCGACCTCTTCAATCAGGTCGATCGCCTTCTTGTCCTTCGGCTCGAAGAAAGGCTTCGCCCAAGGCCAAGCAGCGAACACAGCCTCGCGCATCTGCTTAGCGACCGATTGATACTCGCCTTGAACGCGCATCGAATCACGCGCCCTCAGCAGCTCGACCAACGACCGCAGATTGTATTTGGCGATCAGGTTGCAGTGCACGTTGATCGGCAGGAGGCCTCGTGCATCCTCCAATGTCTCGCCATCTTCGACAGCGAAAGCGTAGCCTTTCAAAGACATTTTCATCCGGTCGTCGTAGCTGTGCTTGTCGATGACCGTTTCAGGAATGTGATAGGTCACCTCAGACATGTCGGTCACGCGCTGCGACTGCATCGCAAAGCTCGCGGTGCGAGTGCGAGTGATCTGCTGCGCACAGGCACGTGTGACATTGTTGATCGAAAAGATGACGTCAACGAACTCCCAAGAGCTCGGGATCGTGTTGCTCATGTAGAGCAACTCCTTTTCCAGCTCCTCGGTGGTCTTGTTGACGAACTTCTCGAACCCGTCAGGGGTCATCTGAAGGCGAGTGTTCTTTGTGTAGGCGAGCAGCTTGGCCGCATACCAAGTCTCGTCATTGGTGCCCTTGCCCGTGAACCAGAGCAGCTCGACCTTGGGTCCGTTAGTCATTTTCATTTCCTTTCCGGTGATCATAAGATCCGATCTTTATGATGCGTCGGATCACACGCACATCGTTCACCACATCATCCATCAAGAGGCCGGGACGCCATGTCGCGAACCTACCCAGCGAGTAGATCTTGAACTTGTCGGTGGCCCACATGATGAAGTTACGCCTCGCCGACTCATCGATCGGGAGGATCTTCGAATAGCGTTGGACAGACCAACGCTCAGAAATGACCTTGGCACCGTCGATGCCGAGGCAATACAGCGCATCCGCCAGAAACTTCGACTTTTGCTCGGGATCGCTCTGGATGCTCTCCATGCGAGCCCGCACCTGTTCGACCGAAAGTCCAGGCATCGAAACTTCAATGGTCACCCTGTTGCCTGTCAGGGAGACGCGATTGAACAGCTCATCAGGGTCCGGCACGTAGACCGAGACATACGCATTGAATTCGTCGACCTCGCAGTTGACGTTGAACCCATGCACATATCTGAACTCGGGCAGGTCTTTGAATCCGAGGATCGACATCAAGATGGGCATCGGAATTGTCGAGATGATGGGGCCATCCATCTTCGCCAAGGAATCTGAGTCGACCTTTGAGTCGAACAAGATTTCCCCGTTGACGCGATCGATCATCTGACCCAACAGGTCAGGAGGTGCGATGTATCGCTTGTGCACCTCCGGCCCAGCGGACATGATCGAGCGCAGCGTGGCTGTGCCGTTGCACTTCATCGAATAGGCGAGGCTGTCAGCGACAGGGTTGCGCCATTCGTGAATTGCCTTCATCATCTGAACAGGCTTGAACTGAATGTCCAAGACGTCACCGACGGTGGTCGTCCTGAACCTCAGCACAGCCGAGTGGTTATTAGGCAGGGATTTCGCTGATTCATAGATCTTGACCTTTCGGTCTCGGATCATGCCTCCGGCGAGCAATCCTGCCATCCCTGCGCCAATGATCTGCATGGCTCACTTCTTCGCTTTGATCTTTGCGACGCGCCCAGCATACAATCCGAGCAGCTCGAGGGGAACCTCCTTGCCGGACTTCAGGCGCTCCTTGATGTGAGCGATCAAAGTCTGCGGATGGATGCCCATCTTCGAGTTGACGGTGTAGCCTTTTTCAGACAACTCTGCAGCGAGCGAGAGAGCCATGTTGTGCTCGCTCTTTTCGAACTGCATTGTCAGCTCGGTCTTGATCAGGCTTTCGGCACCGTTGGTTTCGAGCCAGCTGATCGCGTCCTTGCGCTTTTCGTCGTCCTTGGGCAGCGAGCCAGACACAAAGTCTTCTATCGAGATGCGATAGCCGTCCTCGGTCTTGAACTCTGACATGCCGCACTCCGCCATGGCGTCCGGCAGGTCGACGGTCTTCAGCTTGTTGAGCTGCTTCTTCACAGAGCTGAGATTTTCCTCAAGCTCTTCGACCAGCTTTTCGGTTGCGATGACTTCATTCGCCATCGCAACCATTTTCTGGATCGAAGTGTCTGAGGCAGAATCTTGCTCGATTTCAAAATCGAACGCATCCGCCATCATACACCTCACATCGCCGATTCAGTATCGGTCTGCTCTTCAGCGCCGACATCACCACGGACTTCGCCACGCTTCAGCGAGTCACGGAAGTTGACAGCTTCATTGAAGATGTCCTTCCAGTTGACGTCGTAGTCCTGCAGCCGCTCGCCGCGCTCGACCTTCCAACCCGCCCAATCGCCTTCGGAGTTCGATTCATCGACCGTCGAAAGGTTGTAGACGCGATAGAAGAGCGGCGGAGTGTATGCGCTGCCATCAGGCCGCATAACACGTTCGGACGTCGCCAGAGTCAGCCAGCGCCTCGCCTTTTTGAGTTGGGTGGAAGCCAGCGGCAAGAAACTCCGCCGCCCACCAGCTGAAAGGTTGAGGCCGAAGAACTGTGCGGTCTCCGCAATATAATTACCGTCCTTCGTAATGGGCCGCTTCTTTTCGTCGAGCGTGCACTGGTCGACGATGTCAGGAGTGTCATGAATCCGGACCAAACCCTTGCCAGAGCTTCGAGGAGCCCACTCCAGCCACTGCTTGACGTAGTGGACCGGGAGGAACGGCATGGGCGATTCGAAAATCTCCTGCGTGCCAACATCGCAGATGTCGCCGATCTTTGCACCGTTGATGTATTCAGGCTTCTTCGGCTGAACCTGCGGGCTCAGTGCCTGAAGGATCGTAATTCGAGGGATGACGAGATCCCTGGAACCGACATTCTCGAGGCCTTCGCCAGCGAAGGACTCAAACGACTGATCGCTCAAGGCCACAGCTGTGCCCTTTTCGACGACCGCTACTTCTTTGCTCTTTGCCATTGTGTTGCTTCCTATGCCTGCTTAGGTTCACCACGAACCTTTTTTGAGACAAGTATGAGGATGCCTCAACCTTTTATAAAAAGCTGCAACTTTCTTTTGTTTTTCACCGACAATTTGGAATCATCAGTTTTCCCAGTGGGTTCGAGTGTTGACGGAAGCCGAAACAAAGTTGTTTTCTTTTTCTCGAGATTGGCGCATGATAGTCGGGTTGGTCCGATGAGACCACGAATCGTCAGATGAAGATGAGAAAAAGACATGATGCGAGAGATTGACCCCTACTGCACATTCACCAAAGAAAAGCCGATCGATGGCATCCAGACGCACGGCGACGGGACCTATTCGGTTTTCAAGAACAAGAAGCTGCTCGGTGTCGTCAGCTATGCCAACTACCGCACAACCGACAAGAACGGGGCACGGTGGCGCGGCGTGAGCACGAAAGGCGAGCTCCGGATGTTCAACACAATGTATGATGCGGCTGATTGGCTGTTCGAGGTTGTGTGATGACCCGGATCAACTGCGTCCCTGTCGAAGAGCTCTGCAACAAGCATCTCGTCGCTGAATATTACGAGCTGCCACGAGTGTTCGGGCTCGTGCGCAAGGCGGTCGAAAAGGGCACCGACCCTGCAACGATCAAGGCGCCAGCCGAATACACGCTCGGCACCGGGCACGTCAAGTTCTTCTACACGCGGCTCGGCTATTGCCTTCAGCGACAAACAGAGCTGATCGAAGAAATGATCGTGCGCAAGATGCGGCCCAACTTGACAGAGCTGTCAGGGCTGGCCGAAGGCATACCGAGCCACCTGTTCGGAGATTGGACCCCGGACGAGGCTGCAAAAAAGATCAACCGCGATCGGCTCGAAGAACGAAAAAAGGCGATGGAAGCCAGACCGAAGCGCAAGCTCGAAAGTGCAAGTGATTGAAAAGAGGGGGAAATTTCCCCCTCTAAACTTTTTTGCCTTTTGAGCAATTTTTTTGTTTTCTTTTCTGACGGAAAGAAGTTTAATCTCGTTACTGGCCGATTGGTCCAGCTTAGATGGGAGATGAAAATGACCGACCTCAACACCCTCGCCGATCGCTACGCGGTTCTCAAGGAGCAGTCCGACCTCATCGCCAAGGAACTGGCTTCCCTCCGCAGCGAACTCCTTGCCACTGGCCGCGAAGTCATCGAAGGCGAGCGCGTCCTGATCAAGGTTCAGCTCATCGAGTCCGAGCGCATCGACAGCAAGCTCGCCCGCGCCAAGCTCGACGACGAGACCCTCGCCGCGATCATGGTCAAGTCCCTCAGCGAACGGCTCAACGTGAAGCCCAAGCTTTCCTGACGCAGCTCCAACTCCACTCGCAAGGGTGGAGTTCCGGGTGCGCCAGTCCGGCACCAACCAAACAGCGACTCAAAGGAGACCGAAATGAAGACCTACGCTTTCGACTTTAAAGGCCATGCCCCCAGCCGCATCCTTGCCTTTTCCACGCGCAAGGAAGCCCAAGGTGCCGGCAACGGGTTCGTGCTCGCCAGCTCCGCCGACGATCTGTCCGAGGCTCTGAGCTCCGACGCCAAGGTGACCCTGACCCAGATGGTCGAACTCTACAACTCGGTGGCCGCTGCCAAGATCAACAACTTCCGTGATCGCCCGACCGCCATCAAGCGTATCTTCTCTCTGGCTGAGGCTTCTGCCAAGGCCCAACCCATCGAAACTAAAAAGGACACTGCTATGACCGCCACTGAAACCGCTCCTGTGAAGGCCAAGAAGAACGCCACCGCTGCCTCCGGCCGCAAGGGCAGGACTTCCTCGTTCGAGGGCAAGACCATCAAACTCGCCGATGGCATCAAGGGCAACCCTCGTCGCCAGAACACACACGGCTACAATTCGATGGCGATCATCATCGGGCATCCCGGCCTGACCTACGAGCAGTTCATCACCATGGGCGGTCGCCGCGTCGATCTGGCTTGGGACCTCGTCCACGGCAACGTCACGCTCGGCTGACTGAATGACAATGGGATGGGGTGAAAATATTTTGCCCCATCCCCAAAATAAATGTTTTCTTTTTCGCCAGAGTGGCGTTAGATAGTTGTACCGACCGAGGTGGTCGGCCAGATGGAGAACGCAGATGAAGATCTATATCGTCACCGTGAAGTGGGTCGCCGAAGTTGCTCCGATGCAGCTCCACGAGCGCGAGACCTTCTACTTCAAGTCCTACAGCGAGTGCCGCGACTTCGTCGAGCTGTGCCGCAATGACGGTCACCAGGTTTCTGTCGCGCAGGACGCGTGCCTCTGTGCCGATCAGGCCTATGGCACCCTGCTCAACAAGATCGAAGCTGTCTACGCTTCGGTCTGACTAACTCGGAGCCGCGCGAATGCGGCTCCATCCAACCCCAACTTAATAGGAGATGAAGATGGCTCACGAAATCGAAACCATGGCTTATGCGAATGCCGTTCCGTGGCACGGGCTCGGCGCTCGCGTCGATGACACGATCAGCGTCGACGAGATGCTCGTCAAGGCCGGACTGGACTGGGAAGTCCAGCAGCTGCCGCTCTTCGCAAAGGCCGAAGACGGCGAAATGATCGAGCTGCCGCTGCGCCGCGCTCTGGTCCGCTCGACCGACCGTAAGGTTCTGTCGGTCACTGGCGACCTCTGGAAGCCTTTCCAGAACAAGGAGGCTCTCGAGTTCTTCCGCGAATACACCGAGATGGGTGGCGCCAAGCTCGAGACGGCAGGTTCGCTCCGTGGCGGCAAGGTGATTTGGGCTCTCGCCTCGATCCAGGACGGGTTCACCATCAACCGCAACGACCACACCAAAGGCTACATCCTGCTCTCGTCTCCGCACGAGGTGGGCAAGTCGATCAGCGTCCGCACGACGATGGTTCGCGTGGTCTGCGCCAACACCCTCGCCATGGCAGAGAACGGTGCCGCGAACTACTCGCAGAACCATCTGACGAAGTTCAACGTCTCTGCCGCCAAGGACACCATCGGCCTCGCCAAGGAGCAGGTCCACAAGTTCGAGATGGAGGCCAAGGCTCTCAACCAGCTCTCGATGTCTGAGTACGACACTGTCCGGTTCCTCTCTCAGTTCTTCCAGCCGCAACCGGAAGGTGTGAGTGAAGCCGAGCACATCAACACCCTCGTGAACGCTCCCAACGAGCGCAGCAAGGTGCTCGATGCAGTCCTTCAGTCGGTGCACACTGCTCCCGGCGCCACTCCCGGGAATGCCCTCGGCATCTTCAACGGGATCACCCACTGGGCGGATCACGTCGCCGGGACCAAGAGCGATGCTCGCCTCTTCAACTCTTGGTTTGGCGAACGCTCGCGGCTGAAGCTCGAGGTCCACGAAAAGCTGATGGAGCTCGTCTGATCAGGTGCAGGGAGCCTCAGCAATGGGGCTCCCAACGCCATTTTCCATTTCCATTCTGTCGAGCAATTCCACCTACTCTCTAGGATTTCTAGAGAGAGAAGAAAAAGAGGGAGAGTTAGGGGAATTGTGGATTGGAATGGAAATGGAAAATGACGGAGAAGGCAGATGAACATAAAAATTGACGGCAACCGGGTCCGCACGACATCGCCCTATGACGTGCGGATCATTCGTGCATTGAACAAGCTCGAGGGTCTTAAGAAGTGGGGCATCAATCGCTCGTTCAGCTTTGAGAACACGCCATACAATCTCGAAATTTGGCGGCAGGTGTTTCCCGACTGTAAGGTCGAATCTGAAACACCGATCCCCGCAGAAATAATGGTCGATGATGGACTTTTCGAGAATGCCGAGTACCGCCCTACATTCCAATACAAAACGTCGCCCCGCGACCATCAAAAGCGTGCTCTCGAAAAAATCAAGAACCTGAAGTGTTCCGGCCTGTTCATGGACGTCGGCACGGGCAAGAGTTGGACCGCTATTGCGTTGATGGGGCAGCGTTGGTGCGAAAATAAATCAGACCACGTGTTGCTCGTCGCCAAGAACGGTGTTCACGCTCAGTGGGTCGACGAAGAGATCCCCAAGCACATGTCGGAATCTGTCCGGCACAAGGCCATCATCTATTCAAAGACGAAGCGTGGCGAAAAGGAGTTCGACGACCTGTTGCGATTCGATGGGCTCAAGATCTTTTCGATCAACGTCGATGCGCTGATCACTGCCAACGGCGAAAAGAAGATCATGGAGTTCCTGAAGACGGCCAATGGTCGAGCGACGATGATCGTTGACGAGTCGCAGGACATAAAGAACGGATCTGCGAGCCGCACAAGGGCAGCACTGAAGTTCGGCATGTTGTGCCGCTACCGCATGATCATGACGGGAACGCCGATCGCCAAGAATGTCGTGGACCTCTTCTCTCAGTTCAAGTTTCTTGACGACCACATCCTCGGCCACAAATATTTGACGACGTTCAAGTCGCGCTATTGCGTCATGCGTCAAACAGACTTCGGCGAGATGGTCGTCGGGCAAAAGAACATCGAGGAGCTTTACCGGAAGGTTGACCCCTACATCTTCCGCATCACGAGCGAGGAGGCCTTGGACCTCCCGCCCAAGGTTTACATTCAGCGGCATTTCATGCTGCATGACGACCAGCTCCGGCTGATGACGCAGCTCAAGCAACAGTTCTTCGCTGATGTCAGCAACGGCACTGCATCGGTCAAGAACGCAGCCGCCCTCGTGACAAAGCTGCAGCAGATCAGCTGCGGATATTTGCCCATGGACGATGGATCGGTCAAGAAGCTGCCGAACCCGCGCATGGACGAGTTGCTGCGGATCATCGAGCAGCGCACAGGCAAGATCATCATCTGGTGCCGCTTCAATCTCGATGTCGAGAATGTCTTGGCAGAGCTCGGACCGTCAGCCGTCAGCTATTATGGCAAGACATCGGAATCGATGCGCGAGCGCAACAAACGCGATTTCCTTGACCCGAAGAGCCCTATCCGCTTCTTCGTTGCGAGCCCTGAAGCTGCCGGCACCGGGTTGAACCTGCAAGGTGTTTGCCGGACGAACATCTACTATTCCAACAGCTTCAATGCTCTCGCCCGCTGG